AGCGCATCACACCCCAATGATAACAGACTATTTGAACAGCTTCGTGCGGCTGGGCATAGGTAAGGCTTTCGAGCCGCGCCTAGGCGATGGCCGATTTACAATGCTTAACAAATCTGAGGTCAGAGTGTGTATCGGTGAACAACGTTATTCGTGCGCTCTCGAGCTTTCTTCGGACTTCCAGATTACTGGTTGGAAGTACGGCCGAGCTTCACAAGAGCCAAAGACTTACTTTTACGGTTACAACAAGCGGTACATTGATGAAAACGGTGTTTACGACCCTTTAAGGGCAATAGACGAATACTCAAAGTCAGTACCTGGATTAAGGCTACGGAAGGAAGATGTCGCGGCACTTGCCTCGACGGATAACCTTGTCGACTCACAGGAAGCATTCATCTACAATATGTTAGTATCTTGGTTCAAAGCCAGAATATATAAGGACATGAACGGCAAAGACAACAAGGTAAATGTGAAGCAATCTGCGTATAGGGACTCACATGTTGGAATCGGTATCAAAGGAAACTATCAAGATCGTGACGTTGAAATAACTTTAGGAGCACCCATTGATTATGAGGATGATGAGATCACGTTCAATCAGAGATCAGCAGAAAATTATTGGTCGTCACCTTATGTCATGCGTTACACTAGCACAAACTTAGGACAGGTATCGTTTTACATGATTCATGTTTTGGGGCGAAGTGGGCAATCTGGCCTAGCTTGCGACATACCGATTCCAGGGATAAGCATGAAAGACATCTTGTTAGACCCGGTCGGTAACGTCGCTACGAATAGCTTTTCAGAGGCTGCAGTACCTTGGAGCCAACCGGAACGCTTATGGTTATACATCATGGATTATGTCAGATTAAACAGATTGGAACAAGCTTTTGCTGCTGCGCTGGAGATGCTTGGAGCTATCGCGTCTCAACCGATGCCATCCTACCAAGAGAGCGCATTGTGGCACAACATGATTACAACAGTTAATCTATCAAGGTTTGCGCCAACTAGAGCTCGTATACCATCGAACCTGATGGGTGAAGGTTACATACAGGACACCAACGCTTCCGACTTCGTGCTTGAAGAGTCTAGGTCACCAGCGAACTTCATGACTGTCTCGGCGGTACTCAATTATACAGCATGGGTTGGCATATACGCGTTGTTCGCCAATTACGCTGAAGATTGTTCTAATTGGAGGAACGCCTTTTGTGCGATGTCAGACGAGCTCGCAGTGTTGCATTCTGTCGATGCGAGGGCGGCGCTTATCAGCCTGGTCACTGGGAAAGAATTAGTAACGTGTTTCAACGCCAATTGCTACCTCACGTATGATACGTCTGCAATGGCAGACATAACGCAGTTAGAGGTGGATCAAGTTTTTGAAATCGGCTATGATCCGATAGTGAGATTTGATGCGGTACCGGCATATGTCTCAGGATCATTAATCATTGGCACGGTAGCAACGTCAATCAAGACGCTAGCACACTTACGGCCAGAACAAGATTTTGCGGTTGACAGGTATGGGAGCTGCGATCCAGCGAGTGCAGCGATCATATCTAATACTTACAGAATGTTTGGTCATGACGTTAGGCTTGAACACACGATGTCTGGAGAACTATATCCGGTATATGCGAATACAGCGGATGCGACAGTAGCGACTTTTGAATTGTTGAGCCGTGCCCGAGACTTTGATAAGATAAGGGTTACTGATTCTATCAGGCGGCCTGGCAGATCAGCTGAACTGCCGGGGGCCTCGCTGTTGCATCAAATGGGTAAGTGCACCGTCCGATACCTCATCCCAACAATAGGGGTTACAGCCTGGAAAAAGAGAACAATGGTGCACCGTCCAAATACCATCATCACGTCAAGGCGTGAAGCAGTCGTCTTCAGGGTGAGCAACATGGCAGAATTTTCTTCATCAAGGTTTACGGTGCGCAACCGAGGAGGCATACGCCATCAGGATTTTCACGACGTAAGAGTGGACCCAGCGCCAGTACGCCCGATAGGTACCGCGGCTCTTGCGCCCATAACCGCGCTAGATCTGGGCGTTCACGAAGACCCTGCCGACGCTGCAGAGTAGAAAATCATAAACAAGGGGTCGTCCCGATCGCGGATGAAGGATTTCTGCACACAGGTTTCGATGAAGCTGGGGAAGATGCAGATATAAACATTATGGTAATACGGAATAGGTCGAGTGGTTCAGTAGGATCACCAAAGGGTAGGCAATTTTGGAAATTACGCGACGGTGTAGTTCCAGCATGTATTAGAGTGATTGACGGTATCACCGAAGCGGTTGCTTTTGAAGATAGCACGCATGTATTGATAGGCAGGTCACTCATGAATGAAACGGATTTTGATATGGTAATTGCGAAATATGGAGTAGCGATGAAAGGGGCGACATTGAAAGGCTTGGATTATGGCTACCAGTACGTGGAGACGGACCAGTATTTGCTGACCAAGTCAAAACAGCTCTTGGCGGTAGTCACCAGGCATTTCAGCGGTTTGTACGAATCGATTGAACTTGCAGCGCCGACCGCAATCAAAGCGCTATTTAGGGATCGGCATCCGGAACGCGACCTTAATGGTAAATGGTCATTGCACGACCTTGAGCAGCTTAATTACTCAAAAATAACGTCCGCGCATCACATACACTTCTCGCCCAAAGAAATATTTGCAGCGATAGAAGACCGTGAGACGCTTGAATACTCCTTGCGTCTGCCGCGTGATGTCGGTCCATCCATGGCAGCAGGTGTTATGTTGTGGTTCAGTCAACTACCTGAAGAACTACGGTCAGGTGTGGTGGCTGCAGGAACGTTCAAGTGCCAGAACGTGAATGAATATAAGAGTTTAGCTAAGTCAATATCGATTGAAGCCAAATCGCTACAAAATTTAACGAGTGTTGATCTGAGGCCGATCTTCGAAATGGATACGCTGGTCAACAGGGTTGATGGAGCGGTCGACTGGGAAGAAGAAGCGCGACACAGGCAGCAGCCGGACTTGGCAGAAATACCCAACAACGTGATTTATGATGAAGCCGTTCGAATCTTCGAAGAGGCTGGAGCACTCGGGAGAACACCGAAGAGATTATCCTGGCGCGAGTATTGGAGAGCTAGGTGGCAATGGTCTGCTGCAGGCAGCATACATTCACAATACCCGGAGGACGAAAAATATGTCATACGCACGGACAGGCTACTAAAGAACAAGTTCATTACGATCAGCAATATGCCGCACGTGGGGCTACAGTATTTCACTGATAGGAAACCGGCGTTGCACGCATGGGCATCGATTAAATACGAGTGGGGTAAGTTAAGAGCAATATATGGTACGGATATGACTAGTTACGTTATAGCAAATTTCTGTTTCCATGAATGCGAGAACATGCTGCCGCGACGGTTCCCGGTCGGCCGCGACGCGAATGATGCTAATGTAGTCGCTCGCGTGGCAGGCGTGATCAAAGGGAAATTGCCGTATTGTCTAGACTTCCAAGATTTTAATAGTCAGCATTCAATACCTGCAATGACCACAGTCATCCGGGCGTATGCTGACGTCTTTGGAAGTGGAATGTCTGTAGAGCAGAGGACAGCCTTAAGTTGGACGGCGGCGTCTCTTAACGAGATGATAATTCATGATAACTTAGGTACCAAAACTGAGTACAAAGCAAAAGGTACATTACTCTCGGGATGGCGCTTGACGACCTTCATGAATTCAGTGTTGAATTCAATTTATACTAAAGTCATTTGTAAAGAAGAGCTACGACCCGGGATGTCGCTGCACAACGGCGACGATGTCATAATAGGTGCTAGGAGTTTGAAGATCGCACGTTTATCACTGAAGAATGGTAGAAAGTATAATGTGCGTATTCAGCCTGCAAAATGCGC